CATTGCGTTCGCATCAATATCCTTATTTTTATTAGCCCAACGAGCATTAGCACTAGCCCTTGCACTCTCAGATTTACCATATATTTTCTCTAATTCTTTATCACAACGATCATGAACATAGCCCTTTTCAGTAAGTTTAAAGAAGTCATTTAATACATTTTTAAACGCTTGCACTTCGTCTGCATTACGAACGCTATGCGAACGCATTAACTTGTTTAAATCAGTTGTCAATGGTGATTCTTCTGTGTAATAAGTGTCTAATAATTGCCTATAAATACCATGTTCTAGCAATGTCAAATGACCAGTATCTTTACGATAATCACCAATATTATGTTGGTAATAGTGCATATCAATCCTTTTTAAATAGGTCTGGTCTAAGCATTTCTTTTGTAAGCCTACCTTCAGAGATTTTCTCTAACTTCTTTACATACTTAATTGGGACTTTTTTCTGTCCCCAAAGAATTACTGCGTTAGGAGTTAAGCCAAGAATGTCAGCTAGGTTCTTTAATGATTCAAATTCGTACTTCAAATAGTCAGTTGGTTTCATATAATTCCTTTCTTTGTTAGAATATAATACATATAACGAATATTTGCAATTATTTTTTATATTAGTATAAACACCTATAAGAAATGTGTAAAAATGTGTGAAAAAATGTTGCAATGTGTGATTTTATAGGTTAAAGTTTAGTCATGCAGTAAATTTTATTAAATGAAACGAAAGGGAAATGAGATGAGAGAATTTATAGAGGCACTAGTAGGATTTGCAGTAATGTTTGGCCCAGCATTAACAATCTGGCTATTACAAGGAGTTAAATAATGACTACCTTATGGATTGACCCACTATCTGACGATGGACAAGAACTAATTGATGATCGTATCAACCAACTTATTAAGACTGACTACAACCCAGCTAACTTAGTTAATGAAGCTGTTGCTGAGTTTACAGTTAAAGAAAACCAACAAGTAGCTGACTATGTAAACGAAAACAATATGACAGGTTTAGGCAATTACATTTACTTAAAAACCTACGACTTTGCTTATAAACTAGCTACACAACAAGCCGAACGAGAATTTCACAATGGAGATTTAAATGAAGACTTTTAACGAATTAAGACTTATTAATGTAAACGAACACACAGAAAAGAAAGGACAATTAACCTATTTAAGTTGGACTTATGCCCTTGACATTCTTTTACAAAACGATTCTACAGCTACTTGGAAGTTCTTAGAGCCTATTATCTATAACGATACTATGATGGTTAAGACTGAAGTTACTGCATTCGGTAAGACTTTAGAAATGCAATTATCGGTCATGGATAACAGAAATAACGCTGCTAAATCACCAGACTCACGCAAAATTAGTGACTCGCAAATGAGGTGCTTGGCTAAGAATATAGCCTGTTTTGGTATTGGATTATATGTTTATGCTGGTTCTGATTTACCAAGTGAGGCAATAGATGAAGAAACACTTGATCTAACTGATCTCTGTACTAATTGGTGCGACATGATTAATGAGTGCTTAGATATGGATACGCTTAAAGCTGCTTATGGTCAAGCATATAAAGAGTTAAGTAAAGATAAAGTGGCGATTGATCGTATTTCCAAGGCCAAGGATAAAAGAAAGGCAGAACTTGTATGACTATAAGTGAGCAAATAGAGTCTTTATTATCCAAGCAAAAAGAAATAGACTATATCGTGGCAACAGAAACAATTAAAGAGTACCTAGTTACATGGCCTGAAAATGCAGATTCTAAGTTATGGAATCATCGTCTTGAATCTTTACTGAGGAAAATAGATGAAAAGTTTGAAAGAACACAGAAGTGATAATCACTTTACGCAAGAAGAAGTTGCTTATATCTTGCAAATACCAAGGTTCAAGGTAGAACAAATAGAGAGAATGGCACTTAGAAAATTAGCTTTTATCATTAAACGCAAGTATAAAAAGGAGGATGTGTTATGAGTCGAGAGTTTTTTTGGTCAATAGTAATAGGTATTCTACTGTGTGGATTTGTTATTTATTTGACTGAATTAGGTAGAAAATCAGAGGTAAATTGTGCAATGTTAATGGGAGGTTGGCATCCAGACATTCCTAAAAAGTATGCTGAAATGTGTATCGCTGCTAAACAACAAAGGAACGACAGATGAGTTTTATTGTTGCATCATTACCCCCACTTAAATGCTTTGTTCGTAGAGAATACTTATATAACTTTACTAAAGGTCATGGAGAACTAGAACCATGCGTTTGGATTAGTTTAAAGGCTCTTAGAGGACAAGTATTTCGTATTGAAAGCCTACTACCTAACTATGGTGCTTTGTACGACAAGCTACCTATATCAGCGTATGTATGGAAAGAAGATCATGGTGACTTACCTGTTGATTTCTTACAGTTATGGGATTGCATGGGTTATAGATTTACTGTAATTGAGAAGATTGCACTTCGTAACTTAGGAGTCAAGTTTTTAGGTAAAGACAAAGAGTGGCACTTTGGTAATTACTTATTTACAGTTGATTTCTGTGCAGATGGTGACTTAGATACGACTTTTACAGAACAAGCTGAAGAACATAAAAGTTTTAACTTCATTCAATTAGAAAATGGCCAATTTGCTTGTCAGCCTAATAATCGTTGTTTATGGTATGACCAAAGTCTTATTCCTAATGAAGTAAAGTTTCCTGATTTTCAAGCAGCACAGCGTAAGTGGTCAGTAGATGGTACAAGAAAGTGGACAACAAGTAACGATTGGTTTTATACAACAGAGGAAAAACATGACTGAATCATTAATATATAGAGAAGTAGAACAAGGCTCGGACTCCTGGCTACGCATCAGACTCGGAAAAGTGACAGCTAGTAGAGTAGCAGATGTTCTAGCTAAGACAAAGACAGGTGTATCAGCAAGTCGTGGGAATTATCTTATTGAATTAGCGTTACAAAGGGTTACAGGGGTTATAGAGTCTTCCTTTACAAACGATGCTATGCAATGGGGTACGGACAATGAACAGACTGCTAGAACAGCGTTTGAGGTGGCTCATAATGTGTTTGTAGATCAAGTTGCATTCATAGACCATCCTACGATTAAAGACTTCGGTTGTAGTCCAGATGGCATTATTGGGGATTCTTTACTCGAATTAAAATGCCCATATCAAAGTGCAGTACATTGGTCATATTTTAAGGATGGATGCCCATCAAAATATTATACCCAAATACAAGCACAAATGTCATGCACAGGTGCTAAGTCGGTCTGGTTTGTATCATTCGACCCAAGGATGCCAGCTCGATCACAGTTGTATATTGAAGAAGTAATGCGTGATGCAGAATTTATTGAGAAGTTAGAAAGTGAAGTAAAGCAGTTCTTGAATGAAGTAGAAGTTGAAGCAAGTCTAATGAAAGGTGAATGAAATGGCTATTAAATATTACATCAAAGCTGCAGTATCCGAGTACCAAGATAAAGATGGTAAGGCAAAGAAGAAGTATCAATCAATAGGAATCATCCTAGAGACTAAGAATGGCCTTATGCTAAAGCTAGAGACTATCCCATTACTTAGTTTAAAAGATGGTTGTCTGATTGCTTATTTAAACGATCCAGAGCCTATAAAAGACCCATTTCCTAAAAGTTTAAATGATATACCTGAAGATGTCCCATTTTAAGGAGAACATGATGAGCCAATACGAATTAATTGTTATTGCACTTGCAAAATGGATTAGCCCTTTGGATGCGTTGTACAAAGCTGGAACAATGAAGTTAAGCACCAGAGTTGGAGAACTTCGAGCCAAGGGTTACATTATTGAAGATAGATGGCATAAAAGTAGGAAGTTCAAAATGTATAGATTGGTATCAAAACCATGACTCCATACACGACTAAAACAGGTTTACAGATAGGTATTAATTGCCAACCTAGAGCATATTTTGAGAATGATCGAGATATGCTTAATCTCCAAGAAGCACTCCTTAAAAAAGAGGTTTCTTGGTGGATGTTATTTAAAAATTGGTTCTGGTAATTAGCCAATCATGGTTGAGGCAGATGTTTTAACATCAGCAACTCGTCTCAACCATCCCTTACCATAGGTTTCAAATGTAGGTAAGGCTTTATAAAAGGCTTCTTTGCTCTGACTAAACTTATTAAGTAATTCTAGTCCATCAGCTTCTTGAATAGCCTTCAGAGTAATTGCACCAATAGCACCATCAGGAGTAACACCTAATGCTCTTTGAATCATCTTACGAGCAGCCATTGGCCCTGCATTAATTGCGAAATCAAATACAGCATAATCAACCCCAATAGGTAAATCATCACCCTTGACTGCATCCCAGTAGTCACGCTTATACAGAGGTTTTACATCTTCTTTCTTTAGTAATTTCATATCATCTTGAGTAACTTCATGTCCTATATACTTTTCCCAGTTAGCTTGAGTACAACCTAGCATAGTAGAGCCTTTACGACCATTTGGTAACTTATTGCCAGGGTCTCTTTCATCATTAGTGAAACCACCTTCGTGAGCAATAACCATATCAAAAGATTTATCCCAATTTTCTATCATTTTTTACCCTTCATATCCATGATTTTTTCTAGCGTTCTACCACCAAAATAGAATGACATAATTAACATCCCCCATTGACCTAATAACTCTACATAATTGTTATTTACTTCAATATCCCATGCACTCATCATAGCAAAGGTAGTATAGGTCATTAGAATGAATACAAGCGTCATAGGGCGAATGTTCTTAGATAGCCAAGAGTCTGACATCATATCTGCTTGAAGTCGCTTGGTGAGTTCTTGTTGCTCGTTTACATCTGCTTGTAATTGAGCCAGTTCACCATTTTGTGCTAATGTTGCTAACTCCAACTGTGCTTTAGCTTTAGCCTCTGGATCGGGAATGAGCTTATCAATTAATTTACCACCAATATTAAGTATTGCATCAAGTCCTAACATTATTTTCTCCCCATTTTCTCTCGTTCTTCAAGTAACTGCACCTTTACTTGTAACTGGTGAATATCTGTATAAATTTCATTTCTCAGTTTATGTCTTGCCTCTGCACTTAAAGGTGAGTCTGTAGGTACATTTTCTTTAGTAATTAAAGCAGGCATTTGACCTTCAATCTTTGTTAATCTAGTAGAAAAGTCTGATACTTGACCTAATAACCATGCTAAACAAGCTACAACAATAGGTAATACTGCTTTTAGAATGTCCTGAATATTCATTTTTTATTATAAAGTTCAAACAAAGTTTTTACTTTTTCTTCAAGAACAGATACTTTATTATCCATTTTAGCAAGCACAATAACAAGCGTTACAAACCCTACAAGTAAAGGCCATATCTTTGCTAGTATGTCTACTGTTTCCATCATTTAACAGTAAAGTAATGCGAGAAAAACCCTACAAAACTAGAAAGTGCTGAAACAATTATCATACCAGCCCATAATGAGCCTTTTGATCGTTCTGCCATTGCTAATAGTGTTTTGACATCAGCACGCAATTCAGAGATTTCTTTTTCCATCGTCTCTACCTTGTGCCACATTACACCAACTTTTATAGGGTCAATTTCTGCCATATCAACTTTCTAAAGAATCCTTCAGTTTCTTAATAAATGCCTCTTTATTTACAGATAATTGCACAAGAGTAAACTGAGTAGAGCCAATTTTTCTATCTAAGTCGATGCAATGTTTAAATAATTCTTGTTGCTCTTGTGTTAAATCTTCGTAGTTGTAAGTTACATCATCTACAGTTATTTGAGTTTTTTTCGTGTCTTGACTCATTTAATACTCCTAGGTTGGTTAAAATTATGCCCAAGGCAATGCTGTGTTCTCAGGGCTTACAGGTGGTGTAATTAGACTGTCAATTTGTCCTTGTACACA